CCCCGCTTTTCATCTCTTTGGGTATAGCTCATAAAGTTTCGCATCCGCTCGTTAGTGGTTTTGGCCTTACTCACCAACTTAGACAGACCACCTGGAAGACGCAGACCTAAATGGTATTTGTCATCCCCTTTGATGCAGAAATCAAGAAACTCTTCTTTGGCAGGGTGGTACCTACAATTCTCAATTATGGACCATGCTCTGAGAATAACCATTTCTCTGGACCAGTCCCCATAAAACCGTTCCTGATACATCAACTTACCTAGAGCTCTGTAAGTTGAATAAACTCCAGCACACACACCGTTGATTCTGTAATCTTTGTGATGCCATCTTCTCAAGTATGTGGTCTCATCAGTGCTAGCGAACTGCTTAGACTCATTCATTTCAAGTCCATGCTTAGTATAGGATTCGATAACCTGATCTATCGATATACCTGGGTAACTAATAATGCCGTCATCACCTAGACACATCGAATGTGGATTTAATCTTGCACCGTTAGATAACGCTGCCTCATGTTGTAGGATCTTGTGAACAAATGTTTCATCAGCATTCGTCCCTCCTGATCCTGAAGCCATTCCGTGGTGGCCAACAAGCACAGAGCCAAACTCAGCACAAAGAGGAATGTTGTACTTGATTTGGAAGATATCGGCAAACCATTTCCGCGTATTGCTATCTTGGACACACAGATCCATCAATCGCATAGCGCATCGCTGTAGGTCAGCATTGAAATGTTGGTCGAATTTTGTGAAGTCAGTCGCGATCACTAAATCATCTTGTCCTTTTGAATCGAATAATTCAGTAATTTCCCGGTCTACATAATCATTCCCATTCCACGCTGGTACTAGATTAAACTTTTGACATGCTTCAATGAACGGCTGATAAAACGACAATTCAGCCAAATTCACATACATGGGGAACATCCAGATAACCCGTTGTTTTACATCGTCGTCTTCTGGACCGCCTTCTTGTCCGCGCCAACCTAAAATCGCAGTATTCTGATATATCTCACCGGTTTGTAGGTTCTCTGTCCAAGATTCACTACCACCTTGTGATTTGATAACCACGTCAATACCATAGTTATCATAA